CAGTACGTGTTTGACGGGACTGCGATCAAGGCGCAGGGGGATTTGGCGTCGGCGTTGTCTGGCAGTATGACCAGCACCGATTTTCAGTGGTTCGCGCTACGAATGGGGTTGGAGGAGTTGAACGATGATTGGGAGACGCGGGTGTGGTTGGAGGAGTGCGCTCAACGGGTGTTTCTCGCGTTTCAGCAGTCGAACCTCGGGAGTGAGTTGCATGAGTTGTATCAGGATTTGGTGGTGTTCGGGACCGGGTGTATGTGGATGGATGAGAAGCCGATTGTCAGTGCGAAGTGGAATGGGTTTGTGTTTAAGACAGTCGCGCCCGGGCGGTATGTGCTGGCAGAGGACGCAGAGGGCAAGCCGCGTAAAATCGGGAGCGAAATCTCGATGTCGTACCAGGCGGCGGCGGATAAGTTCGGGGCGTCGGCCTTATCCCACCAATCGCAGGAGATCCTTAAACGAAACCCCGAGGATATGTTGAAGATCCTGCGGTTTATTCAGCCGTACGTTGGGGCGACTGGCGGGCGGAAGATGTATGAACTGACCTTCCACGAAATGGACCAGAAGCATTACCTCGGCGGGCAGTATCTACGGCGGCTCCGGTGTCTCGCGCCTCGGTGGGAGAAGGCGAGTGATGAGGTGTATGGACGGGGGCGCGGGCATGTGGCGTATCCGGATGTTGCCACGCTGAACCGTGCAGTGGAACTACGGTTGCGGCAATGGGCGAAGGCCGTTGATCCTGCTGTGTTGACGGTGGATGACGGGGTGATTGGAAAGTTACGGCTCATGCACGGCACGCGAACGATGGTTCGCAACCTCGACGCGGTGAAGGCGTTTGATACGGGGGCGAAGTTTGATGTCGCGAACTTCCAGGAGGAGCGGTTGCAAATCGCAATCCGTAACTACTTCTACGCCGATCAGTTGCAGTTACCCTCAAAGCAATACATGACGGCCTACGAAATCGCGTCGCACATTGAGTTGATGCAGCGGTTGCTCGCGCCGACGACTGGGCGGTTGAAGGAAGAATTGTTCAACCCGTTGATCGACTATGCGTTTGACGAGATGATGGTGAAAGGAATGCTGCCGCCCCCTCCGCCTATCGTCATCCAAGCCGCGATGCAGGGGTATACGGATATTAACGTGGTGTATACGTCGCCGCTCACCCGCTCGCAGCGGGCGAATGAGATGGGCGCGTTCCAGCAAGTCACCGCCGGGTCGCAGGTGTTGATTGCGAATGAGCCGGAGCTACTGGACAACTTCGACGGCGATATGATGCTGCGTGAAGCGGCAGCGGCGACCGGCGTACCCGGGCGATGGTTGCGGTCCCCACAAGCCCGCGACGAGAAACGTCAAGCCCGTATGCAGGCGCTCGCCCAGCAACAAGAGATGGCGATGAAGGAGCAGGCCGCGAAGGCCACGAAGAACCTCACCGCAGCGGCGGCGGATCTTGGCTCGCTCGCCCCGCAGCAAGGGGAGACCGCCTAAATGGCGTCCTCTGAAGAACAACGCTACCACGGGATGGTGAAGGCGTATGGCACAGTGTTTAGTGGCCCCTTCGGGCAACAAGTTTTCCAAGACCTCTCACGCTCGTGTTTCATGCACAAGACCACCTTTGCGCCTGGAGACCCGCACCAGACCGCATTCAACGAAGGTATGCGGGCAACCGTGTTGCTGATACAGCGGATGGTGATGTTATCGTCCGACCCCAGCTTCACTTTGGAGAACATCTCCAATGAGTTCACAACCACAGAAGGAGAGTAGCAATGCCGGACCCTACGATACTCGCAGGACAATCGGGCAGTGAGCAGCAAGCGCAAGAAGCCACGGGGCAAGGGGCAGGCGGTGATGTCGCCGGGGCCGGGGCAGGCGTCAATGATGGTGCTTGGTTCGACACACTCCCGGAAGGTTTGCGTGCGGAAAAGTCACTTGAGGCTTTCAAAGGCAAGCCGATTGCCTCCATCGCGGAGTCGTTCGTAAACGCCCAGAAGTCGTTTGGGTCGCGGTTGCCTGTGCCGCTCCCGACTGACAAGCCGGAGGAACGGCAGGCCAAGACCCTCAAAATACTTGAGGCGCTTGGGCGACCCCCCTCGCCCGATAAGTACGCTATTAAGGACCCCGCGTATGAGGAGATGGGGTTGCAGAAGAACGAGGCGTCGCTTAAGTCGTTCCTCAGCTTTGCTCATAAGGCGGGGCTGACGAATGAACAAGTGCAGGAGTTTGTGAATTGGCAGGCGGAGGATGCGGTCGCGACCCGGCCTGATACAAAGGCCGCTGCGGAGGCGTGCATTGAGGCGTTGACGAAGGGGGATGAGCAGAATCCGGGGTGGGGGAGTACGTACCCGAAGTATATTGCGATTGCAAAACGGACGGTGGATTCCACCTTCCCGCCGGGTGTCCGCGACAAACTCCTGGCGGCGGGGTTCTACAACGACCCGGAGTTTATTCGCGGGCTGTATACCATGGGGCGGAACTTAATCGAGGATAACATCCTGATCGGGGACGAAAACGATACGACGGGGGTGGGCAAGTCCGCTCAGCAAGAACTCGACGCGCTGATGGGAGACCCCAAAGGTCCGTATTTCAACCCCGACCACGCGAAGCATGAGGAGTATGTGAAGCGGGCGTTGGATTTGCGCGTGTTTCTCAGTAACCAGAAATAACACGGGAACCTGTCCACGGGCCGTGCTTGAAGTGGACGTACAGGCGACGACACCGCCGAGGTCGGGTCCCTCTGGGACAACCCGCCGTGAGGTTACACTGGTTAGACGGGGGCGCTTTTTCGGCCCCTACACAGAGGTGACACATGGCTGCGTTCGATTCGATAGAGCAAGCAAGAGCATTACAGTTTCGGGCCAACGTCATCCACCTGTATCAGCAGAAGGGTTCAAAGTTGCGCGACCGGACGAGGGTGGAACCCCTCCTCGGCAAGGCGCACTTCTTTGAGCGGCTTTCGTCAGAGGCGGCGGTGGTGAAATCATCGCGGCACGCGGATACAGTGTTGCTGGACCCCGTTCATTCACGTCGAATGGTGGTCCCGCTGGATTACGTGTGGAATGCGTTGACGGATCAGCAGGACAAGGTCCGTACGTTGATTAACCCAGAGAGCGAGTACGCCATTGCAGCGGCGAATGCGTTGCAGCGGGCGTATGACGTAGCGGTGATTACGGCCTTCGCAGCGGATGCGAAGGGCGGGGAGGATGGAAGTACGGCGGTCACGTTCGCGTCGGACCAAGCAGGAGACGCGGACCCAAGCGCAGGCGCGGTTGATACCGGAGATGTTCTCAACGCCCAAAAGGCGTTAGACAACAACGAGGTACCGGACGACGACCGATATGCACTGGTTCGTCCGTCCTTTGTCTCTCAGTTGCTTGCGAACTCCACGGCCCCCATTGCGGCCTCGTCCGACTATAACTCCGTTAAGGCGTTGGTGATGGGTGAGCTTAATACGTGGGTCGGGTTTACGTGGATCAAGAGCACGTTGCTGCCGCTGGCGGCAGGAACGGACTACTACAACTTCTTCTGGCAGAAAAACGCGATGGGTGTCGCGATCAACAAGGACATCATGGCGCGGGTGTCAGAGAGGCCGGACAAGGATTATAGCGTACAGGCGTATGCGTGTTTGACGATGGGCGCGACGCGCGTTCAGGGCACAGGCGTGTATCGTATTCGGCATGATGACGGGATTGCGATATAACCACAACCCAGGTGGCGGGGCGTTCCCCCGCCTCCTACAAACGGGGACAAAAGCGGAAAGCTAACCCCAGGAGTACACAATGGCGAATACTGATTCAGCACAAATCACTGCGATTGCGAGTTCAAGTGGTAAAGCAGCGGCGAATGAGTTGGCCGGGCGGATGCGGGTGGCGTTTTTCTCCGTTGCCGCCGTGCCAACCGGCGCGGGCGACACGATGACGCTTACGAAGCTGCCGAAAGGGGCTAAACCCCTTCGTGGTGTGTTGCAGTTCACGGTCGCGCAGGGTGCGACCGCAACGACCGCGATTGGTATTGCGGGAACGACCGGCAAGTACCGTGCGGCTGCGGTGACGAACGCCACGACGGAGTTCGTGTTTATCACGACAGCGGCGGAGAACATGGGCGTGGATACCACAGCGGAGGAAACGATCATCGCTACGAACGCAGCGGCGGTTTGGACTGCTGCGGCGTTTCGTGGGTACATCACGTACGTAGTGGACTAGGATCTGTATGAGCGACCCCAAACCCTGGCGACCAGCGTTACCGGATCGTGGTGGGCTTGGGGAAGCCGGACAGACAATCCAGGCCATTGTCAAGGAGATTGAAAAAACCGCTCCCGACGGGGTGCATGAGGACGCGCATGAATGCAAACGCCTCATGCACCGTCTGGACAAAGAACGCGAGAAGTTGTGTCGGCGGTATCCTGACATTAAGCCGCACTCGCAACCGTAGGAGGTCTCATGGCAATTCAACACAACCTTACACAAGCCCTCGCGTTGCTGAACGACGCGGGCGGGTATCTGGACAAAGTGCGACAGGAAGCAGAGGACATCGCCGACCGAGCGGGGAAACTCGACGCGAAAGCGGTTGAGTTTGACGCGCTCTGCCAGGCGGTGTCAGACAAGAAGGCGGAGTTGGTCGGTGTGAACGCGGACATTGCCCGGGCAGAACGGGCGTTTAACGAGTTCAAAGACCTCGCCTCGAAGAGGTAAGGAGAGTACAACATGGCGATTCATCCAGCGGGTATTGTCAGCGACCTCAGTGCGGCGAACGCTACCGCGTTCAACCGGATTGAGTTGAACCCCGTGAGCATCATTCACGCGACGGAGATTGGCATTAGCATGAACGGCGCACCGAACTCGACGCTTGTGCCGGTGGAGTTTAATCTTCGACGTACCTCGACCGTCGGCACCGGCGCGGCGGGAACGGTCGTGAAGATCGACAGTTCCACAGGCGCGTTGGGGACAACGGCGTTGGTGGAGAACACAGCGGACGGCACGGCGGGGGATTTTCTCCACCGCTGGTTTGTTCCAGTCGTAAGCGGAATGATCTGGGTGGCGGCACCCAACCGCGAACCCGACTGTACGGCGGCGTTGTTCCTCGGGATACTCAACGTCGCGGCGCTCGGCGCGTCCATCAACGCGACGACGTATATCGTGTTTGAAGAGTAACCCGTGATTGCGTGTCTACGGTCGGCGCAGTTTATGTACCCCGACTACAGTGGAAGCATTGTGGTCGAACTGCGCCGGCACCACGATACCGATGCGCGGTGTGACAACAAGGCGTTTCTCGTCACACGGCGGTTGACGCGCTTGCCGTCGGTTATCCTCCAGAAGCGGTTCGGGGCCTACCCCGAGGCGTGTCGGTATTGGGAGGAGTTGGTGCATAAAGTAGAGGACGAAGGGTTGATTCGACGCGATGCAAAGATCATCGGGTTTCATGAGGAGGGGTAGTACATGCTGATTCTACGGGCGACAGCGGACATACTGCGCGTCGTCACCGGCTCGGCGGCGGACATTGAGGTACATGTTTCAGCGATGGAGGCCGACAACGCGACGCCCCCGGTTGTGCAGGACATTGTACGGGTGAATACCGCGTCGATCACAACTGCCACGACCACGACCATTCTCGATTGTACAACGGCCAACCGTCGGCGGAACGTCAAGCACGTCAACATTTATAACAACCACGCCTCGCAGTCGTGTTTGACGACGGTGGAGCATACGGACGGCACGAATGTGGAAACACTAGCCGAAGTAACGCTGCTTGCCAGCGAGTCGTTGGTGTTTACGCAAGGTGGGGTGTGGATTCACTACGACGCGAACGGTGGGGTGTACCCCTCCGTCGGCAATGCCGCCTCGCAGGCCGAAATGGAAGCCGGTACCGCTACCGACCGCTACGTGACACCACAAGGAATGAACTGGCATCCCGGTGTCGCGAAGTGCTGGGGGAAGGCGGTAGGAGCAGGCACGTCATTGACGGTGAACTGGAACATTTCCAGTATCGCGGACACTGGCACCGGGCGACTTGGGGTCAACATCGGAACAGACTTCTCCAGCGCCAACTACGTCATCGAAGCGCTGTTGGAGCGTACTGTGACCTCGCTCACCGCCAACGGCGTCGAGGACCAACAGGTTCGTAATGCTTCCCCCGCAGCCGGGTCGTTTGAAATTGAGTCTTACGACCAAACCACTATCCTGTTTGTGGCACAGGACCCGCAAAACTACTTTTTTGCATGCTTTGGGGATCAATAAGGAGAAGTTATGTCAGTAGAGGTATATATTGGGGTCACTCTCTCGGACGGATTTTTCGTTCATGTGGCGTTCCAGACTGTGTTGCGAGCGCCAAAGCATCCGGGCGGCCCTTGGAACGGACCTAACGACCTGGGCATCTTTACCCGCGAGGCCACGGACGCCAACATTGAGTATGAACTTAGTCGTGCGGCCCGAGCGTGGCAGAAGGACGGGCGTACCTTGGTGAGCTGGCGACGGCTGACGGAAGCTGAACATGACTTATGTGGGTCACACCGCTACTACCGGAATGCGTTGGAGGATGTTAGCGGGCAGCTTAAGCACAACATGACGAAAGCCCGTGTGCTACATCGTGAGGCGTTGAACCACATTAACGGCGGGAAATTGTTGACGCTTGATCGTGTGTTGGTAGACGCCATGCTTGGTGGTAAAAAAGAGGACATTGACAGTGCCGCAGCGGCCCGTAAGGCGCTCCGGGATCGGGTCATCGACCCCGCGATTGACGCCGCGCAAACCATCGAGGAGCTATCGGCCTTGCTGCCGTTGGAGACGACGATATGATACCCGAACCGCTCGGCGAACGTTGTTACCAGCGTATTATGCCGGTCAAGATCGACTGGGTACTGCCGTTGTTGGAGACCACGACGTTCTCTGATACTGGTGGACCGAATGCGTGGATAGCACGACCGTCTTGGCTTACACAACTCTACGACTCGCTCGCGCTAGACGGGACGATGGTGTTTGCGTTGGCGAGAAAGTTGCCGCCGTACCAAGGTCTTCCCCCACACACCGACCTGTGGGGAAATGTTCCAAACACCGGGCGACGGTTTCACGTCCCGCTTGTAACCGACCCTCGCATCGTGATGCGCTGGCCGAACGACCACGAGGAAGTCCACTTGGAAGCGGGGTGGTTGTGGGAAGTGGATTACAAGCGACTGCATGAGGTGGTGAACTTGTCGCCAACGGCCCGTATTCACGCGCACTTTAACGTAGTGAACTAACTATGCCTACGTTCACATGGCCTTGGAGGCGTAATGCCATCGGATAATTTCAATAGAGCTGATGCTGCAACACTAGGGGCAAACTGGACCCAGGCTGGATGGTCCGGTGCTACTTTAGGCATTACATCTAATCAAGCGGCAGTTAAAAGTGGCAGTGAGTCTTCGTATTGTTTTGACCTCTACACCGCGGTTAGCGCCCCAGCAACTCAATACAGCCAGGTGGTAGTCAAAACTGTTGCAAATGTCTGTGTAGTATGTTGCCGCATGGCCTCTGGGGGAACACAGTCCTATTATGGTGGTGGTGTAAACCCTACCGATGGACCCGACTCTAATACTCGAATCTTTAAGCTAGTGAGTGGAACCTATACCTCCCTAGCGAATTTTGGGAGCAATTCGTTGAGTGTAAATGACGTTATCAAGTTAACCGTTATAGGTAACAGCTTATCGTTTTATCGAAATAATGGGCTTGAGCTGACCGCGAGTGATTCGGCGCTATCAACCGGGGAGGTTGGGCTCGGCGCTGTACACTCAAGTGCTGTAGAGATCTTTGACGATTGGGCGGGTGGGGAAATCCCGAAGGCGTCTGGTATAGTGCCTCGCCCGGTCTTTGGCACGGCCAGCGATGATGATGGGCATTGGAATGACTTAAAAGGCAAAAACTGGTTCCGTACCCGTAGCGGCCTAATGGTGCCGTGTGGCGCATGATCTCTCTATCCCGAAGTGGTTTGACGAGGACCTGGACGATGACGCTGGAGCCCCACCAGCTAGTGCGAACCCCGTCATCCCCACGCGCTACGGGCAGGACATCCTCCACGCCGATGACGCATGGGTCCCGCCTGCGTATCAACGCTTCCCATACTTTCGGTTCGCGACCGCACAACCGATTCTCTATCGCTACGGTCGCGATGTCCTCAAGGCTGACGAGGCGTTCAACCCCCTTGGCTATCAGCGGTTCCCGTTCTTCCAAGAAGCGCCTGTTACGACAAGCCCGGTTGTTCCTGTCCGGCGCGCGGAGTTCCCATACAGCGACGACCGCTTGGTTCACCCGCAATTCGGTAAGTTCCCGTTCTTTAAGCAACCCCCGCAGCCGGTTTTCTACCGTGTGGCGGGGTACCCGGTTGATCCTCCTGACGCCCTTCCGCGTACCGGGTTCTACACCTTCCCGTGGGTCTCGACTACCCCGCCCCCGCCTGCGAACCCTGTCATCCCCTACATGCGCGGGCAGTGGATCGGCGATACCGTGCCCGACTGGCACGCGGTCGTTCAATACCGTCCGTTCCCGTTCTTTAGCTCAGGCGTCGTGGGACAAGGAGCCTACCGCCCGATGATTACGCAACACGATATGCTGCACCTAACGGACGTACGAGGCTAACATGCGTTGGGAACAAACCTCATTGACCATTACCAGCGGCGGGACTCTTACCCCCGCGTTGGACCTCGACGCGAACTACGGGCCGCACTACGTCCGCCGTGTGTTGATCCTCGCTCCGGCCACCCTCCCAGAAACCGTGACCGTCTTGGTGTCAATCGACGACGTGACGTATGTGACGCTCCAAAGCGGCGCGACCGACATCGCAGTGCCGCAGGGCAAAGGGACACAAATCAACGGGTTTCAATGCCGGTACTTGAAGTTACAAGCAAGCGGTGCCGTCGGTGCGAATCGGGTATTCGGCCTAACCATCGTAGCGGAGTAACCTATGGCTTCTGATGTCCAAATCTCCAACGCCGCCCTTATGAAGCTCGGGCATGAGCCTATCGTGTCCTTCAACGACGAGAGCGATCAGGCACGAGCCGTGAATGCCGTCTACGATATTTGTCGTGACGACGCGCTCTCCGCGCATGACTGGAACTTCGCGACCAAGCACGTTCAGCTCGCTGAAGTGGTGCAAACGGTGGCGACGGACGAGTACGCGCACTTCTACCAACTCCCGTCCGACTACATTCGCATCCTCTATGTAGAGCCGATTGGCGAGAAGTTTGCGGTCCGTGATGGGCAGATTTACACGGACGCCTCCTCGCCAATCAAAGTCGCGTATATCGCCCGCGTCACAGACAGCGGGCGATTCTCCGCGAACTTCGTCGGCGCGTTCGTCTATCGCCTCTGCGCGGAACTCGTTACGGCGTTGACGGCACGCGACGGCTATCAAAGGGACTTCTGGGGCCTCTACGCCGGGAAGATCCAAGAAGCAAAGTCTACCGACGGGCTGGAGGGGTCGGGCGTGGTAGAGGACGACAACCCCTTAGGCCTGGCCCGATTAACCTCAGGCTCCTTTGGGGTAGACCACTCCGGTTGGCCGTGGGGGTAAATGCGAACCGTCTACATTCAAAATGCGCTGAATAGTGGGGAACTCTCCCCCCTCCTTAACGCCCGCGACGACTTCGACCGCTATCAATCCGGCGTCGCCAAGATGCGGAATTGGGTCCCCCTCCCATACGGTGGCGCTCGAACTCGTTTCGGGCTTCAATGGGTGGCACAAACCAAAGACAACGGCGTGGCATACTTGATCCCGTTCGAGGTTTCGACACTCCAGGCGTACATCGTCGAGGCGGGGGACTTCTACTTCCGGTTCTACGCGGATGGGGGGAGAATCTTTGACCTAACCAGTAACATTACAAACGTCGTCGTCAACGGAGCCGCGTGTCAAGTGGAAAGCGGAGCCCCCCACGGCCTGTCCAATGGGAACTACGTATCGGTCTCTGGCGTGCTTGGGGTCCCGGGGGCCAACGGAGAGTTTACGGTTGCGGTCGTGGACGCAAATAACTTTACCCTCGTTGGGTCGGTGTTCTCGGGGGCGT